TGATCAAGTTCAACGTCGACCATTCCTCCACCAAGGAACGTATTAACGTAATCAAATATTTCTTGTTTTTGTGTTGCTAAATCTGCCATATGGTTTCTCCGTATAGTATTTATCGTTGGCGATAAATATGTATATGCCAAGACTATCATTATATAAACCAGAACGCGGCAATGACTATCATTTTTTGGACAAACAAATCCAAGAAATGTTTACTGTTGGCGGAACAGATATCAATATACACAAATATATTGGTCCTCAGAATCCTTTAGATGAAGATCGAAGTGCTACACAGCCCGAATACGATGCTGTAAAAGAAACAAACATTCAAGATCTTTTATTTTTAGAAAACAGAGACAGAAAGTACGATCCTGATGTTTATAATATGCGAGCAATATATAACGTACAAGATATAGATTTTGATCTTAGTCAGTTTGGTTTATTTTTAAGCAATGATACACTGTTTATGACTATACATATTAACAGCAGTGTAAAGACGCTTGGTAGAAAAATTATGTCAGGTGATGTGATTGAATTGCCACATTTGAAAGACGAATATGCTCTTAATGATTACAGTGTTGCACTCAAACGCTTTTACGTAGTTGAAGATGTTAATCGTTCAAGTGAAGGATTTTCACAAACTTGGTATCCGCACTTATATAGATTAAAGCTAAAACAGATTTACGATGGTCAAGAATATGCAGAAATTCTTGATCTGCCTGCTGAAGAAGGTAGCGATAACACATTAAGAGATGTACTGTCTACGTATGAAAAAGAAATGCAGATTAATAATGCTGTAGTTGCACAGGCAGAAGCAGATTCACCTAAGAGTGGGTTTGACATAAGCCATTATTATACTGTTGCTACTAATGACGATGGTAGCATAGCTTTACAGACAGCAGATCAAACTGAATTAGATGCTAGTGGGATCAATACTACTACTGATGAGATAGCCGACAGACCTGACAGATCTGGTTATACAGGTTATCTTGTTGGTTCAGGCGGGGATACACCAAACGGAGCGCCATTTGGATTTGGTATAGGATTTCCGTTAGATAATCAAAATGGTGATTACTTTTTACGTACTGACTTTTTACCGAATAGAATGTTTAAGTATGACGGAATTCGTTGGGTTAAAGTAAGTGATGATATTAGAATGGAATTGAGTAATACCCTAGAACGCAGAACATATAAAACAGATTTTATTAATAATACTGCAACTAATACAATTGACGGTGAAGAAGTACAAGAAAGACAGAGTTTAAGTAAGGCTCTAAAACCAAGGGCGGATAACGACTAATGCTGCATTTTTACGATGGCCAAATAAGAAGATACACTACGCAAATGATGCGTATACTGAGTAACTTTCCTGTAAAAGACGGAAAAGGTGCTACCAAAGATGTACCGGTTACCTACGGAGATCTAACACGCCAAGTAGCAAATATTATTAGAGAAAATAGTGAAAATAAATTACCTAGTGCTCCTCGCATTGCTGTATATCTCACTGGTCTTGAATTAGACAGAGATAGGCTCACTGATGCAACATATACACGTTCTGTTAACATTAGAGAACGAGCATACGATGAAGAAAATAACGAGTATCTTAACTATCAAGGAAAAAATTACACAGTTGAAAGACTGATACCTACACCGTATATGATGCGAGTAAACGCAGATATATGGGCTTCAAACACAGATCAAAAATTACAGATACTAGAACAAATATTAGTATTATTCAATCCAAGTTTAGAAATGCAGACTACAGATAATTTTATTGACTGGACAAGTATTACAGTTGTAAATTTAGAAAATGTACAATGGTCTAACAGAAGTATTCCGGTAGGTGTAGACAGTGAAATTGATATTGCTACGCTTACTTTTAGCATTCCAATATACATTAGTCCTCCAACTAAAGTTAAGAAGATGGGCGTTATTACAAATATTATTACAAGTATGTTTGACGAAACTAGAGGCACTATTGAAGATGGAGTTAGTAGACCGCAAAATAATCAATACACAGATTTTGTCAGTGGCATAACATCAGAAAATGATGCAGACCGTGTTGCTAAAACACTGTCTGCTGATCAGATGGCTAATGTAAATTATAAACAATATGGCGTGTATCTAGAAAGCAGTTGCGCACAATTAATACACAATGGTATGGTAGGTGCCAAATCGTGGCGTGAAATATTTGAAGCACATCCAGGAGTGTACAACGCCGATGTAAGTAGAATCTATTTTAATAATTTAGATAGTAATGTTACAGTTACTGGAACATTTGTTTTGAATCCTTTTGACGAGGGCAAGATTGAAATAAACTTTGATGTAGATACTTTTCCAACAGATACTGTAATTGACGGCAAAACTACTGTTGATTATATAATAAATCCTTTGAATTTTGATCCTACTGATATTAAAGTTACAGGGCTTAGACTATTACTTCTAGACAATATAGGCGATGCACCTACTGGAGAAGGCAGTGCTGCATGGAAAAATGCAGACAACAGCAATTTAGTAGCTAATGCAAACGACATAGTTGCATGGAATGGTACTAAATGGGTTATTGTTTTTGATGCTAGCGAAGCTAATAATACAACATTTGTTACAAATCTTAATACCGGAATTCAGTACAGGTACAAAGACAATGAATGGTTATTAAGTATAGACGGTGAATATCCAGTCGGAACATGGAGAATAGATTTGAATGGCTAACTACTGTTATGGTCAATACAATAACATGTAGTGGAGCACTATTCTACACACTAGATACTAATAGATTTCTTTTTTTACATAGAGCAAACGGCAAACGTAATAATATGTGGGGACTTGTAGGAGGCACTAACGAAGCTGCCGAAACACCCTGGGAAGGCTTGCAAAGAGAAGTAAAAGAAGAAATAGGATTTTTACCAGAAATTAAAAAAACTCTCCCATTAGAAAGTTTTATTTCTATTGATTCACATTTTCATTTTCATACATATCTTTGCGTAGTACAGTCTGAATTTATGCCTATTCTTAATGACGAACATAATGGTTATGCTTGGTGCAGTTTTACTAAGTGGCCAAAGCCGTTACACCACGGATTGCGTAATACTTTACAAAGTAAAATAAACTTAAAAAAGTTAGAAACTGTGTTTCAAACTATAAACCTTCTTGACAGATAATACAAAAGAACGTATAATATAATTATGAAAGTATTAGTTTTTGGCGATGTAATCGTTGACAAATATATTTATGGCACTTCAGAACGTATAAGCCCTGAGGCTCCAGTACCTGTGGTCAAATATCAACACGAAGTTAAAACATTAGGTGGTGCTGGACTTGTATATGAAAATCTTAAAAGTCTAGGAGTTGATGTTACATTATTTGAAACAAATCAACCACGTAGTATTAAGACACGAATAATATGTGACGGACATTATATTACACGTATAGACGATGACAAAGATGCAGACGGTTCTGCTGTGCTAAGAAATGTATTACGTAGTGACTTTTCACAATACGATTATGTAATATTAAGTGATTATAACAAAGGTGTACTAGACGAATCTCTAAGAATTATTGAACATATTAATAAGTTTGATTGTAAGATTATTGTAGATCCTAAAGAACATGCAACTCAATATAAAGACGCATGGTTAGTAAAACCTAATAACAGTGAATTTACTAAGTTTGGGTTTTGTCAGTGGCAAGGTAATATTATTACTACTAATGCCGGTGATAATGTACTTGCTAGCATAGATGGTGTTGAGTATAATCTGCCTGTTGCACAAGTAGAAGTATCAGATGTTACTGGTGCAGGTGATTGTTTCTTAGCTGCATTTGTATACGGTTTAACTAAGAATTATAATTATACGCAATGTTTAGAACTTGCTATTAAAGGATCTAGACGTGCAGTACAGCACGTAGGTACACACATACTTACACACAGTGATATTGAAGAACGTGTAATCTTTACAAACGGTGTGTTTGATATTATGCACACAGGACATTTTAATTTATTAAAAGAAGCACGTAGTTTAGGCGACAAACTTGTAGTTGGGCTTAATTCAGATGCAAGCGTAAAGCGCCTAAAAGGCAACGCCCGTCCAATAAACAATATAGAAAAACGTGTTGAACAGATATCTATACTACCTTGGGTAGATGAAGTTCACGTTTTTGAACAAGATACTCCTTATGAGTTAATTAAACATATACAGCCTAACTTGATTGTAAAAGGCGGAGATTATACTGTTGAAACTGTTGTAGGACATGATTTAACTGATGTGCATATTATACCTACAGTAGGCGGATATTCAACAACGCAGATTATAAAGAATAGTAAATGAAAGGAATTTCTTAAATGTCTAGTGATATTTTTGTTTTCGATGATATTGTACCAGAATGGTTATATAGATCTATTAAAACAAATATTTTATCAATACCAGTAACGTGTCAACACCACGGTGTTGGTCCTGACGTAGGTAACGCTTTTTTTAGTAAAATATGGCCGCTATTTGGTCTACATGAAATACCATGGGAGTACAAAGCAACTTTTGCTGCACTCAATGATTCTAGAGATAAACTAAGCAACGATGACGAAGTACTACCATTACACTTTGTTCAATGTCAACTTAATCTAACTACAAAAACTTTAGTAGGTGGTGTACATGCAGATATGGGGCCTCCAGCATGGACTATGGTACATTTTATTTCTGGAGACACAGGAATGGATTTTTGGACTGATTTTCCTGATCATGGCGGCGAAAAAATATGTGATATAGATTATAAAGATAATCGCTGTGTTATATTTCCTAGTAACTTGTGGCACAGAGGTGTGCCAACAAATGACGTTGAGCCTCGTGTAACATTAGGATACATATTTGGCGGGCCTCCACAAAGTGAACACGAACGTAATAATAATATAATAAGTCCCATATTTAAAAAACAATGGGGTGAAAAATATAAAAAACTACTCGAGGAAAATAAATGAAAATATTAGTTACAGGACACAAAGGATTCATTGGTTCAAATATTGCATTATATTTGCAAGCACAGGGACACGAAGTAGAAGGCTGGGAGTGGGCTCCTGGTATCATCCCTAGTACAGAAGATTACGACTGGTGCATACATACTGGTGCAATTAGTTCAACTACATACACTGACGTTAATCAAATACTAGAACAAAACTTTGAGT